GTGTGCCAAGCCCTACATTGAAAGAAAATGAAACCAGTGCGTCAAACTGTCCTTGAGTAAGAGGCACAGGACAATAAGTAGCCACGCCTTTCTCAAACCTAGTAAGGTCTGCCCTAAGTATTGCATCTACTTCCTCCATTGAGTGTTTACGCATGGCCTCTGGCGGTGGCACAAAGGCATCCCGCTGGTCTATCTTGAGTTTGCCTTGCTCTGGAAACATCACATGACCCACCCCTACAGTCCACAGCTTTGCAGGGCATTTATAGGGATTCTGCCTCACGCCCTCGTGATGGCGAATCATGTGCAAGCACTTGTCTGAGATGTTCATTTGCCAAAAGCCCGACCACCAAAGTGGAAAGCAATGATTGAAGCAAACAAGGCTTGGGTGTCAGAGTCCCACAACATTTCAGCCAACTCAGTGAACGGCACACCACGATTCCAACCGTAAGCAAACAGGCCAATGTCAATAAACAGCAAAAGGAAAAAGAAGCCGTAAGTAATGACAGGGCGCACACTTGCTCTAAGGTTCTTCATCCATGTGGATGTTCCTTCATTCAAGCTAGTGTCATGGGCATATACAGCTTGCATTTCAGCTTGCTGTGCGCCAATCAGAACTTGAGTGGTGTTGGCTGCACTCTCGGTAGCCAGTTGCTCAGACTTGATGTGTTCAATGCGCTCTTGAGCCTCAAAGCCTGCTTTACGCAGTTCTAACTCACGAGTGATCTGCATCTGGGCAAGATTTAACTCATGCTTCTTGTCTGCTCGATCTTGAAAGAAATCAAGAATCTTAGGCAGGCCGCCCATCAAGAATGAGATTAGGGTTGAAAGTAGTGTCAGCATAGTTATCCTTTACTGTTTGCTTTTACTCAATATATTACTTGCAATCTGCAACATACTAATTGCCTTATCCAAGTCCTTGGGTTCTTTGTCCCACCCAACAGTGATTTGTCCAACAAACCGACCTTGCTCTGGTGGCACACTCACACGGCATCCAAAGGTAACGCCTTTTTCAATGTACCAAAGGCCAATCTCACTTTGAGCCACAGTGTATTCACTACAGGGTATCTCATTCGCCATTAGTGCAATCACATCACGATTATTGGCTGAACTTTGCGTGAATAACCCAACATCCAAGCCATCATGCGTTTTGTCTCTGCCCTCACGGGTATAGGCACGAAACAGAACCCTTGTCCCGAATAACGGGTTTACTTTGAAAATGGCAATAACTGTTGCATCAGTGTTTTTAAACAAATGCGCTGCAACATCTTCTGCCCTTTCCTCTGCAATCGTTGGGAGTTTCTTGTTTTCTTTGTAGGCATCAAATAAAAACGATTGATTCTGCCAAACAAAGTACCCAGCGAACGCAAACACCGCCATCAGTATCAGCGCAAACAGCTTGAACGGGCTATCCACATAGGACAGCACCTTGCTCAATACATCTGCTGGCTTTTCGTCACTCATAAACCTATCATTCCAAGTAACTTATTCACTATCTTGTCTGACAAGTCATCAGGCAAAAATTTGAGAAATCCAAGCACCCACCAAGCAACGCACAGCCTGACGAATACTTTGAGAAACAAATCAAACTGTTTCTGGTACTCATTCACCGACCACACCTTGTCTTGGCACACAAATCTTGTATCTCAGCAATGCCCCAGCCAACTGCGCCCAAAAGCATCACGATCACGACAACCCCAACCGCCCATGCCATGTATTCTTCTTCTTCTTCTTTTCTTTTCTTTTCTTCTGCCTTGGCTTGTCTAGCTAAATGAGCATCTTCAATGTCCATCTGCTGCTGGCGCTCTTTAATCTTTTGCCACACATCAGCACGACCAGTGGCTTGAAACAAGAGCATCAATTCGGCCTCAAACCGCTTTGCCTCATCCAAGGCCATCTCGATTTGAAGCGCAGTACCTAAGTTTGATTTGTTGCCAGATCGTTTGGCTTCAACCATTGCCTTTGTTGCAACGCTCTTAGCGTCAAACATCTTGGCGATAGAGGGTGCTAAACCAGCTAGATCATTTGCGACCTTGCTGGCTTTTTTGACTACGCTGATTGCACTTTGTAATCCTGCAAGCGCTGTTATGGGGTCAATCATTTCCTTACAACCTTTACCCATTCAAGGCAAACAACCTTCCGGTTGTAAACATCACCTGTCCACGCCCACCTCACGCAACGGTACTCGACTTTTTCTGAAGTTCCTGCTAACAGAAACAGCGGCAAAAGAAGCCAAAGCATCCATTGCTCACAAGCCTATGATTTTTTTGACCAACTCGCCAGCAAAGCCTGGCCCAAGCAATACAGCCGCAATCACCACATAAAGCAAATACTCAATGCGGGTCATGCGCTGTGAACCTGATGCAAACGATTTCTCGATGGCGGTGTATCTTTCAGCACATACCGCCTCATGAACCGCCAGCCGTGTCTCGGTATCCTCAAGCATTACATACCCTCGCCTTGGACGATATAGACCGTAGAGGAGGCAGAGGCCAAGCCACTGAAGAATGACTCACGTTGAAAGCGCAAGATCTCAACAGCACCAGGCACTAGCACGATGGCAGCCGAGGGTGTACCAGCAACAGGAGCAACAGCGTTTGCCGTAGCAATTGCAGCCGTACTACCAACGCCCAAAAACACCGTGTTAGTGCTTGAGTTGATGATGCGATACTGGCCTGTCCCTTGACCATCAAAACGTGAATCAACCAGCGCTTGAACACCAGTAGGGGCAGAAGCAGCCGCAGGGATAACAACTGTGTTACCAAGTGGGGCAAATGCAATTTGTGAATTACTAGCCATGTCAGACTCCTTTGAGTTTTAAAATTTCTGCTTGCAGTTCTGTAATTGCAGCAACAAGTAATGGAATGATTTCAGTATAACGAACACCCAACTTATCGGGGTTAATATCATCAATCGCTTCTGGCAATACCGCTTGCACATCTTGAGCAATTAAAAAAGCCCTTCTCATGCCAGATTCGTCAGTTTTGTATTTACCAATGACGGCTCTTAATGAAGCCACTTTGTTTGCAGCATCAGTAATTGGCTCAATAATGTCTTTAATACGCTCATCTGAAGCCGCAGTCCAAGCGGTAGCACTTCTGCCTAACTGAACACCAGTTCCAGTTGTTGCGCTGTAAACCTCGAACACACCATTTTCAGATGCTGCACCATTTCCAATAAGCCATTTATCTGCACCAGATTCTTGAAATCCAACTCTTCCTGCCTTGTTCACTACACCGTTGATGTTGAACTGAGTGTTTGCTCCACTTGCATCTCCAACAGTAGTTGCTGTAAGAAATTTTGCAATCCTTGGAGTATTATTACCAATCTGCACATTGTCCATTGTGCTAGTGGTTGCAGGGTTAATAGTTACTGTGCCTGTACCAGTTGGGCTAATATTTACTGCAGCATTAGCAGGATTAATGTTAGTTGCTACTTCAAGTGATAAATTGTTTCCACCACCTGAACCCCACTGCATTTGATTAGTTCCACTGTTATTTTTAAGAGTGCCACCAGCAGAACTTGTTGCTTGAACAATAGGAGTTGTAACACTGGTTGATGCGCTTACAGTAGTAGCATTGATAGTATCGCCACCCTCTACCCTTTGCCAAACTGAGCCATTAAATACTGCCCAATCACCAACACCCCACAATGCTTCACCATTTAAGTTAGTTGAACCAGCAACGCTAACAACATAATAGTCACCTTTTGCTCCAACGCTTGAAGTAAGAGTTGGAGTGTTTGTAGATGCATTCCATGTGCCTTTGTAGTTCAAAGCACCGAGTGCGTTCGTGATGGATGAGACTGTTTTCAACATGATTTAGTCCTTAAATAAATGTTCCGTACAATTGAACTGTATTTGTTGCACCGCCAGATGCACTAGCCACTGTGCAACTGATGATTGTGCCACCTGCATACACTTTGTTTTTCAATGGGGTAGTATTTGGAATAGGTTGAATAATCACAACATCGTCATTTGTATCCAAATTACTTAATGTATTTGCAGGAACAAAGTCAGTTGTTGAAGTACTTTGACCAATGCTAATTGTTGTGGTTGCACCCGCATCAGCGCCAGCAAGTACAACAGCTTTGGTCAAAACTAGTGCTTTGTTTGCTGGCACAGTGAAAAGAGCTGTGTTTCCATTGGTAGCAAACGAAACTGTTGTGCTGCTAATCATTCCAGCACCATTTAGGTAATAGCCGTTTTTCCAATTGCCTGGTGCAATGTTGTCTCTAAAAACATTGTCATGAAAAATGGAAACTATATCTTGCGACCCAGCACTATTTAATGCGGTAGTGGTTACGGCAGTTGGTGCGCTAAACACGTTGTCGTGAACAGTAATGCCGTATTGAGTACCACCACCAGCAAACTGAATAGCAACACCAGTAGACCCACCACAGTCAATAAACTGGTTGTCAGAAATTGACCCATTTAGCATCGTGTTGATCTGAAGGCCAGCAGACAGAATGCCGCAAGTGTCAAACGTGTTGCCGTAAATTGAGGCATTTCTGACTTCAGCCCCTGCTGTGGTAAATCCAATATTGATAGTTTCGCAGGCTTCAAAGTAGTTATTGGAAACAGACAAGCCGTTAATGTTTGTCCAAACCATTGTCTCAGTTGTTCCAACAACCCAATTGCTATTGAAATTGACATCTGAACATTCTTTGTTGCCAATTACTCGAACACCATTAGTTGCGTTCATGTAATTGTCGTTGACCGTAATGTTTCCACGCCTTTCAACATTACTGACACTTTGACCACCAAGATCAACAATAAACGCCCTGCGTCTTGCACCAACAGGGCCAATGCCAACAAAAATGTTGTTGGTGACAGTAATTGTTCTTGCATAAGCAGCGGGCAGTTCAGGCTCAATATCGATAGCGCCTGGCATTGTTGCGTTGGTTGTGTTTAAAAAGTAATTGGCATTAATGTAAAGACCATCAACCGATCCACCAGTAATACCTTGTCGGCAAGTGTTGTTGATTCCATCAAATCGGCAATTTGTAATGCTACTGTTTTGGGCTACATAGTTTGTTGGAACGTTGATACCTGACATTTGTGCGCCAAGAAACACCGCATCACCACGCCAGCCATAAAAGAAACAGTTATCAATAATGATGCTCTCAGTGTGACCGCCAAGAATAATGTGTGATTGTTCATCTGCAAGGGTGTATGCGCCCACAGGTAAATTCATTCTGAACTGCAAATCTTTGAACACTACATTTCTTGTTGGTGTTGCATTGTTGGTGTAGTTTATGGTGAACATACCATCGTAAGCACCTGGTCTTGGATCAGTTCCTGCAATTTGATGAATAATCGCATTCCAACTCTCGCCAATCAACTGTGTGTTGCTTGACAAGTCAACATGAGTAATTTCATAAGTTCCATCAGGAAAATACAAAGTTCCACCAACATTTGCGGCTGCTTGAATTGCGGCAGTGTCATCTGTTACGCCATCACCAACAGCACCAAAGTCTTTGACGCTGACATATTGAGACAATTTAAATTCAACGTTTGTTTGAACTCCACCAATAAATGGAGGATCGTAAACTACACCTTCCGCATTGATAATATTTCCATATCGCTCAGTCGCAGATGGTGCGCTATATACCACACTACCATTCTTGTTTTGCACTTGAATGCTGTAATTGCTGTTAACGTAAATTCTTGCTGGTGTGCCTTGATAAACAGGATAACCCCCACTCGTGCGGATGGGCTGAACAGCTGTGATAGTCAGAGCAGCATCCCAATAGGCAACAATCGGATTTGTAATTGGATTTAGATTGACTGCGCCAATCCAGATGTAACCATCTTCAAGCGGTTGTCCATCAGCATCTGCAAACGCTGGATATGGTGGTTGAACTGATAGTGTTGACATTTATTTATTCCCCAAAGGTTGCAAAGCCTGTCGAACCCTGTTTCTGACTTCACGATTTTTGACGTATTTAGATGCTTCTCTCAAAGCCGTAACTGCTGGCGCTGGTATTCCAGTTAAACCAAAAGTCATTACCGAGTCTAAAGCAACTTGCAAAGCTGATGCTGTATTTGAAAAATTTATTGCGCCAGGTGGTGCTGTGTAAATATCAATGGCTATTTCGCCAAGGTCTCGGATTTGCTGGGCTTGCTTTTTGCCATATAGACCTTCGAGCTTGCCTTCTCTATCCAAAGAACGAATGACGCTGTTTAGTTTGTCAGGTGAAACCAATGCTTGTCCACGTTCATCCCTTTGGGCTGTTGACAAGGATTTATTGATAATGTAACGAATTGTGTTGGACTTCAATTCATTCCATGCTTGCTTACCTTCAGTCCCTGCTGTGAGCAAAGTTTTCCTAACTTTATTCATTTCTTCAAGTGGGGCATTGATAATGATTTTGTCAAAGACATCATCAAAGGCAATAACACGTTCATCCGTGCCTCGCTTGGTTGACAAAAGTTTTGCTGTCAATCCTACGTTTTCAAACTCGTTGGCAAAATCTTGACGCAGTTTACGGGCTGCCTTGTAAGATTCCCCACCTTTGCCTTCAGTTCCAGCATCAATTGCGGAATTGATTTTTCTTGCCATCAAAGACTCACGCCTATTTGTCCAGTCAGTGGCCTCATTGACAAATTGTCTCAGCAATTCAGTATCGTCAATGGATTTGGCTTGTGCAATCAAATTGCCATCTGCATCTTCTACCAATACACCAAGCCTAATTGCTTCTTTGCGAATTGGTGCAACATTTGGCGCAACGCCTTCAAAACGCTGAACATCTGCCGCAGTTGTTGCCAACTCATTCAAAGTAACTGGCTCAAGCATAGAACCATCTTCTCTAGCCTTGGTATAGGCATCACGAATTTTTCTTCTTTGTACTTCTGCTTTATTAACAACGGCTTTATCTACAGCTTTGCCAATATCTCTTGCGTCTGCCAGCAATGGCTCAGTACGGTCAACCATTGCATCAAATTGTTGAATTAAATTTGCTGTTTGATTGCTTACTCGTTCACGCAAAGGTGCGCCAGCCTCACCTAACTTGGCAGTCTCTTTTTCAAACTGTAGGTCTGCAAAATTTCTTGTCCTCTGACCAGCAGTTAATCCAGCAGGGCCTGTAAAACCTAATTGTTCCGCAACCGTTACTCTTTGTAACTCTGCTGGAGTTGCTGCCGCACCTACAGAAACCCTCGCACCAGCCGCTGTTGGGGTTGGTGTGATCTCCATACCCAAAGCCTCACGAACGGCTGTTGTAGCCGCTTGTACAGGCTTTGCAATGGCCTCTCCAGTTGCTTGTGCCGCTTGCCGTGTCGCAGCCGCACCACGCTGGGCTGTTGCCTGAGTAATTGGGGCGGCACTTCTAATTGCTTGTGTGGTTGCAGTAGGTGCTGCAATAGTCGGCAAAACAGGCGGTAAAACTTCACCTAAAAATTGACCAGTAGCCTGCACCATTTCTTGGCCTGCTTCTGTCCTTGGTTGATAAGTTAAAGCCTGCGCTCCTTCTGCTGCGGCTCTTTCAACTGCACGGGCCGCTTGTGGTGTGCCAAACTCACCCGATAAAATTTGCTCTGTCAGACCTTTGCCAGCGCCAATAATTGTCCCTACCGTACCGCCTGTGGCGGCTGTACCCAAAGTCAAGGCGGTTTCACCAGCACCAATCACACGATCTAGAATACTTGGTGCTTTTGGTGCAGGAGCAAGTTGCTGTCGAGTACGAGCAGTGGTTTCTTCTGCTTTTGCAATTTGATAAGCCTGCGCCACAGTATCAAACGCAGGCGTACCACGTTTATCCGAGTTTCTTACAATCCATGCTGCGTATTCGTCTGCGGTTGCCATTTATTGACCTCCAGCCAAAATTGCATCTGCCGCTGATCGAATGTTATTTTGTGCTGCCATTGGTTGCGGGCTTCTAGGTGTTGGGATTTGTTCAACTAATGATGTTTGTGTTCTAGGGTCATATTTTTTCGTTACATCATCAATAATTCGTGTTGAAAAATCATTGAAATTTTCACCTGCTTTTGCCGCATAGTCACCAGCAACAAAAGTATTCTTAGCTCGTGCCAAAGACCCATTATTGTTGGTCAGCCAATCTGTTTTGGCGTTATTGATTGAAGCATCAATGTCTTGTAACTTAGCCATGCCACGCAAAAAGCTCGACAAATCTGAGGCTGATGCGGTCTCGCTTGGGAAACCACGCAATGCCAAGGCAATGTCTCGATCAGTTGCAGGGCCTGGTGGTAAGGATTTTATTGCCGCTGTATTTCTAAGTCGTGTGTATTCTTGGCGCAGTTGTGTCATGCCGCCTTGAAAACCAACACCCCTTTTCAGATAGTCAGATGCACTTGAAAAAACACCATAACCACCACCCTCGGCTTCAAGACGTTTTGCTAGATCATTAAATTGACCAGCAGATTGTTTAGATGTTGCCGCTGAAACAGCAGATTCATTTATCAGTTTCTTTGTATCTGCTGGCACTTCATTTAATTTTTGACCAACAGATGCTAATTTCTCAGCCACAGTTGCGGCAACTTCTTGTGTTTTTAAATTTAGCTGTGCTGAACGATCACTAATTTGGCTTTTCAGATTTTTAACATCCCAATTGCTTTTCTCAAGAATTGCAAGTTGTTGCTGTTCTGCAAACTGTGCCTCTACTTTGGCTTTTTGTGCATCTGCTACTGCTTTGTCTGCATCAGCTTTTGCTCTCTCTGGTGCATTTTTGGCTGTTTGCTGTGCTGTGGTGGCATCTGCAACGGCTTTGTCTGCTTTGGCAATAGCTTCTTTTAATGCGCTTGGCTGGAGGGCTTCTGCCCTTTGTGTTGACAATGTCTTATCAGCATTATCAAGAAAATCTTTACCACCAGGCAATCCAGCAATAGTCAACGCAATCGTTGTCTGCGCTCCTGTTGGGTTGAGTCTAATAAGATTTGAAAGATCATCATAACCCTGCGCTTCTTTTTCTCTGCCAGCATTTCTAAGTGCTGTGGCTTGTTCCTTGAGTTGCATTTCAGCAACTGGCAAATTTCCAGATTTAATGGCTGTGTAAACCTGAGTGCCTTGTCGTAAAGTGTTTTGTTGCTGTTCTTTTGTTTGAGCCTCAAAACCAGACAACACTGTTGCGGCTTGATCTTTAGGCAAAAAGGCAGTAACCCGTGCGTAATCTGTTGCTGTTGCGTTTGGGTTTTTAAATAAATTTGCAAGTTCAGTTTGAGCTGCTTGTGCTTGCTCTAATGCTTTGCGTTCAAGTTCACGCCTTTGCTGTGTTGCTTGTATTTCAGCAACTCCAGCACCAAGTTTGAATCCACCTAAAGCAGATTCAAATGGACTTTGCACATCCACTGTGTAATCAATCGGGCGCACTAAAGGGTTAATCGTTGCCATGTTCTAATCCTTAAAACCCAAGTCCTGGAGTTTTTCCTGCACCATATTGGAAACCTAGCAGTTGACCAGGCAAGTTAAATAATTGTCCATAAGCCCTTGCTTGACCGATCTCACCACCAGCCCGTGCCGCACCCTGTTGAGCAAGTAAATTTGCCACATTTGTGCCAGTAGTTATGCCTTGTGCGCCAACACCAGCGGCAGATGCTTGACCTATTTTTAGCAAATTAGCTTCTGTTTCACGACCAATATCTGAGAAACCACCAAGTCTTCCGTATTGCCGCTCAATTTCCTGTTCCAACATTTGTGGTCTAAATTGAGCCAATGCCGCTTGGATATTGCCACCACGCAATCCACCTGTGGCAGATGCACGTTGCAATAACGCTTCTTCACCAGATCGCACTCTGGCTTGAAAACCACCACCCTGTTCAATTTCTGCAATCGCTGCAGCCTGTCTCTCAGGGCCAAGAACACCCGCTAATGCTTGTTGTTGTTCAAATGCTTTTGGCCCTGCTTCACCATATGCTTGATAACGAGCCATTGCTGGCGCACCAACCTCTACATAGGGTTTCAATATCGCCTGTAAAGCATCAAACTGTCTGCGTTGTTCCTCAATGCCTGCTTGAGCTGCACCAGACTGAATATCTGCCGCTGAACCTGCGGCTTTGGCTTGCATTGAACTTCCGATAAGTTGGCTTCCACCAACGACTAGGGCTGTTATTGGATCAGGCATCGCCAAACTCCTTCATGTAATCTTCAAAAGTTTCGCCATACAAAGCCATCACATGATGACCATATTTTGTGGCATATCCAGCTCCATGAACTAGCGAAACGGTCATTAAAATCAAGTCGTAATATCCAGCTCGCCAAACAAACGATTTGGCATCTGCCTGTTTATTGCGCTCTGCCGTGTCCGAGGCTTGCCACTTGAGAATCATTGTCGCCAGCAAGGGCGTTAAATGGGCGCTGTGGGCAATAAAAAATGTGTTCTGGTGCATACCCACCAATGTATTCCAAATGGTGGCATTGAGGTCTTCTCGTGCCACTTGATCGCCATCGGCAACATCATCAAAGACTTGGATTGCATCAAAGACCATAAGTAGCCACTCTACGGCTGGCGTAGGTAGCATAAAAACCTTTGTCAGGTTTTCTCGCAGTCCATTGGTCATCCAAAACTCCTAGATAGGGTAGGCCGCTGGATGCCAGAACTCAGCGGCTTGATTTTCGCATAAATTGGGAAAAGGTCAATCCTCATATTCTCTGTCTTCCCAAGCCTGACAAACCCGCATATCGTTACAGATAAAGTTCAGCTTTTCGCAATGACCCCTGAATCCTGCACCCTTGTCATAAGCTGCCATTGGGATGCGCTCAATTCTGACTTGGGTCATGAAGCTGTTATCGTAATACTCGCAGTTTGAGCAATGCTTGCGTCTTGCGTCTTTCTCATCGCATTGCATCGCCTCTGCCAAACCAGCGTAAAACTCCTTATTTGCGCCAGGCTCATTGGTTGGCATTTCAGGGCCATAGTTCCAATCAGCAACAGCAACGGCATAGTTCTTTTTATTCTCTGCGTTGGTCAAAAATTCTTCTTCCATCGGCAAGCCATTAAAGCCCCGTGGGATAACCATAAATTCTTTCATTTCTAGCTCCTTTAAGTAATTTCACGCCCACTGGCACGGATGGTTAAAGATGTGGCTGCGCTGGCAATGGTGGATATGAAACTACCAGACTCCAGTGCTTGACCAACCAATTCAGGGAATGTATAGGTCTCATCCGGTGCAATGCTTCGAGTGTCCACAATCAAGTTGGTCGTTCCTGCTGTGCCGCCACTTGTCACCAAGTTAACGCTGATCGTGACATTTCCTGCCGTTGTATTGGTGGCAGTGAATTTGTCAATGATCGCTTTACAGTTCACAGCGGTGTACTGCGTTGTCTGTGTACCTTCAGCCTGTTTTGGTGGTATCAGCACCTTGATTGATACGGTCATTTAATACTCCTTATGTGGCTTCGCCACCACTTGCAATGATTGTGAGGCCAGTTGATGCTGCTTGAATTTGAATAGTATCGCCAGCGTTCAGTACCTCAATGCCGTTGTATTGCAAGGCATTAGCAGTTGGCACAGGCACATCGTATAGAAAAGCATTTCCAGTTCCAGCCGAACCTGCCGATGGCACTAAAAATACACGCACATTGATGTCGGCTGCCGTTGTGTTGGCAATGCTGAATTCTTTGAGCAACGTGCGTGTGTTGGCTGGCACTGTGTAAAGCGTAGTCACACCAGTGGTGATGGCGGCTTGGCCTAATTTAACAGGGGTAATTACATCGAAAGCCATATCAGCACCTGATTAGATCGTACCCTTGGGGTTTGGTTTGCATACGGCAAGATGCCATTTACATCATGCTCCAGTTCGATATTATTACGCACAGGGGCAAGTGCAAGCAAATCTAATGCTTGTGCCAATCTTGGAATGGCATCCAGTGTCTGTTGCACTTTGGCATTCAAGACTGCATCATCATTTGCGGTACTTTGCGCTAAAGCAGAAATCTGCGTCAATGCCTCGTTTGCTGTTGCCGCTGCCGTGTCTGCTTGATACTCAAAGTCAGTCCCGACAATAACCTGAAGTTGGTCAACAGTGGAAAATAGCAATTCAAACTGTCTGATCTGTTGCTGATCGGTCAGAAACTCCGCAAGCTGGTCACGGGTCAGATTTAACTTACGGGAAACAGGTGCGGTTGCCATCAGTATGCCAATGCCTCAATCTGCGCCTCAAGGCGAACATAAGACACATGAGCATCACTATCGCCACGGAAACGCTGTATGCGCCAGTTCCTCATGTGACCCTGCTGAAACCAAGCAAGGCGCTTATTGCGATTGCCAATCGTGCCAACAGAGATAAACTTTTCCTGTGAATAACTCTGTCCATCCAAAGAGTAACTTGTGCTGATTTTTGGGTTTTTGCCCAATGCAATGCTACCCGTTAGACTGACAAGTTCCATCTCGTTAAAGATTGCCCCATTGCTTTCGTTGTAGACAATCAGTGTGCCGAACTCCCAATACACTTGCTGACCCCAATGGTGTCCTGTATCTTGAACCAAGTAACCGATATTGGTGGATTGCGGGTCTCCAACCATCCACTTGTCGTACACCCAAACTAAGTTTCTGGCTCGGTACTGTGCAAATCCAGCAAGGGTTGTGGTCAGGGTGAACCAGACGGGAGTCTGTAATGCCTCAGATGCGGATGCGTCATAAACTATGGTGCGGTCAGGCAAATGCACATAAAGGTGTTGATGACTCTTATCGTTTCTCGCCTCTAACTTAACCAAAGTCAATTGCGCCTCAGTGTATTCAAGCAAAAGATTGTCGATTTCTTGAGTGCTTATTTTTTGTGCAACAGCCGAAGCGCCTACATAGATGCTTGGTGCTTCATTCCTGCCACTTCCTAAAAACGCAATGCGTTCAATAAAAACACAGCAGGCAAATGTCCCAACAACTCCCTTTTGGATTTGTGCGCCATCAATTCGTGCAAATGGGAATAACTCACCACCCACGTTATCGAATACCTCAATCGTATTGCGGTTCAATGCGTATATTTCGTTTCGTAACTTCAACAGCGCAACCACTGGGTCGGGGTCAACTTCAGAACTACCATATTTCAAAGGATTGACTTGTGTTGGGTCTGTCAGTTCTGTGACGATCAAAAACTCGCCATCTGTGGTCATAAAGTAACCATCAACCCAAACCACATCTAGCACCACGCCCAAGTCAGGGTCAGTCACTTGCGTCAGAGTTGTGCCATTCCAGTAATACAAGCGCCCACCGGATGCAATCGCAAGTAAGTCAAAACTGTAATCAAAAGTCACTAGTTGATTTGTTGGCCCACCAACATCACCAAGCACAGTCACTGTGCCTGCGCTGTCAATCTCAACCAACTTTGAACCCATGACTCGATATAGGTTGCTTTGCCAGTTGATGCCGCCACGATCAATGCCTGGCCCTGTGCCGTTGGAAACAATCCCATCGCCTGGTCGCAGAAACCCATTACTGATGCCTGACTGTTTTGGCACAGGCACAAGATTCACTGGGTAACTGGTACGCAGTTCAGGGGTGCTGTCGGTAAAAATGCCGTTCAGAATAGGTATTTGCATCACTTGGCCTTGTTGCGTTCAGAGATGCGTTTTGCCTTGGCTTTGGCATCTGCTTTTGATGATGCGCCCCAAGCCCTCAGACTTAACAGCAAACGTGTGGGTTCACCGTCTTTGTATTCAGGGCCAGCGTTGCCAGCCATACGAGCCAAGAACGATGCTCTGCGAGGATTGTCACCAGACTTGACAGGTGGCTTTAGGTTCATGCCCTCGGCCTTTGCCGAAGCCCTTCCCTTGGCGTTCAAGCCGCCTTTTGGGTTTTGACCTTCTTTTCGTGCATAAGCTGGGCTTTTCATCTGAACCCCTTGATCTTTTCTGCAATCTTTTTAGGCTGCTTGGCAAACTGCTTGCCAGCCTTAGTAGCCTCACGCTTTGCCCGTGTGGTTGCCGCATACTCAGCCGCAGTCAGGGCTTTTATCGCCTTCTCAGGCAGATACCTCTCGCCTGTTTCAGACGATGGCTTTCCAGACTTGGTGCGCCAGTTTTGGCTTGACCAATCTTTGAGGCTTTTTTGTGGGGCTTTCATTTATAGCCACCACCCTTTTTCTTGTACTCTACCGCCAACAGTTGGGCTTTTCGGGCTGACCATTCGTTTGGGTCACCGCCCTTTGTCCCCGCCTTGATTTTTTCAAATAAGGCTTTTCGCATGGTTGGCTTCGTGTAGTTGCCAGCCGCATTGACAGATGACTTTGGCTTGGTAGCCATTACGCACTCACAGCCTTAATCACTGCAAAGGCAATAACAATCGCTTCAGATAATGAACCCAAAGAAATATTACGCACGTTAATGCTGGCTGACCCTGCGGCTGACTGAGCATTCAATAAGTATGAACCAGCCGTACCGCCACTGATATGGTTCATCACCAAAATGTCGCCAGCTTCAATAACGGTGTTTGTTAAGGTGAAACTGACGGTAGTTGAGGCAGCTAATGCCGCACCATCTAAAGTAATTTGACCAGTGGATTTGCTTAATGTTACGCCTGTAGCTTTGCTAGTCAATTGCGTTACAACACCGCCAGAACCTGTAGCGTATCCCTGCTTGCCCGTGCCGCTGATAACTTGATTGCCAGTTGTGCTAAGACTTGTACCTGTAGCCGCACCGATTACTGGTGTAACCAATGTAGGGGTGGTAAATGTGCCTGTGCTAACTGTTGGGTTTGTGATTGTTGGCGTTGTCAGGGTTGGGCTTGTTGCAAAGACCAAAACGCCAGTTCCTGTCTCATCAGTCATTGCCGCACGTAGATTGGCACTTGATGGCACAGCCAAGAAAGCCTGCACATTTGCGCCATAAACTGCATCAGCATTAATCTGATACCAAGAGTTTGTGGGCTGATAAAAACGAATGGCTGTTGCTGTGCCAGCGGGTAAAGAAGTCACGCCACCATAAAGAGCAGTTGCACCATTCAGCGCAATTGTCAGTGATGTAATCTCTTGGGTTGTCGTAATCAGCACCGTAGTGCCATCAGGCACACCAGTATTCAAAGGCAAAGTAATCGTGCCGCTTGCCAGTGTTCCAGCAGGTTGCAACAGCATCCATTGGTCTTGGCTGACAGGAGTTGGCACAGTGATGTTGAACCCAGAGCCAGGCACATAAAGATTCACCGACAGCGTTGGCGATGCAAAACTCTGCTGAAAAAACGTCAACAAACTACCAATCGAGGTGCGCCTTGCATCCCCATTGTTGGGCGAGTAAACGGGTAACTGGTCTCCGCTTGAAACAGTGCTGAGTACTGGTAACTGATTGATTTGTGGCATGACTGTCCTTAATAGTATTCGAGAGGCCCATCAGGGCCAGCAGTAACTGGGTTGGCTGGTGGTCTGATAAACGGATTATCGTAGACCCTCCAAGGCTTATTGCCAGCACCAGCAGGCATTGTTGCAGGAAGTTGCTGCTCAAGCGGGAATGTGGCTCTTTGCAACAGAATATCGTAACCTTGCTTGGCAGTCGTCTTGGTTTCAATCATTACTTGCTTGCCAAACATTGGTGCAAGCCTAATGCCTAGACTGCAAATAATGGCCTCGTAAGCCGAATCAGGCACGAGGGTTTCTTCATCTAGACTGCTATCTTGTGGGCTAGATGGCAAAGGATAACCCAAGCGGATACCCTTGGCGTTCCAGTCTGCCATCATTGCATCTAATCTACGCAAGGCAGATTCAAGCTGTTCAGGCTGCAAATCAAATATATAAGACGCAAGCCCGATTTCCTCAAAGGCTGCGCTTATGAATTGTCGTTTTCTATAGCCCATGCTGATTCCTCAATGTGTTTCAACAGTGTCGCATCTGACCAGCGTTTGTCAACCTTCATGCCAATTGATTCAGCCTGTTGTAGCATTTCCTCACGGGTCGGTGGGCTGTCATCAACAGCCTCAACAACTTCAATCTGCTCATCAGGCACATCAATAACTTGTGCGCCAATCGGTGATGGATAGTAGACTTTATTGAGCTTGCGTTCGATGGATTGCTCTTTTTTGAGTTTGCGCTTTTGCAAACGCAACTCCCGCCACGGGGCGAGAGTCTTGTTCTTAATGATTGCGGCTGACTTAATCATTTCTTTTTCATTGGTGCTTTGCTAGGCATTCCAGCGGCTTTTGCCGACTTAGTAGCCATGCCAAGCGCCATTGCAACGGCTTGCTTTTGGGGCTTGCCTGATTTCATTTCCATTTTGATGTTCTTGGAAATGGTCTTATCTGAGTAACCTTTTTTCATTGGCATTTTGATCTCCATGTAAAACAGGCCAACATCTCTGCTGGCCTGTCTTGGTTTAACCACCGATACGATAGACGACAAAAGTGTCAGCCGCAGTCTTACGGCAACGGAAACGTGCAGATGCACCAGCCGTAGCCGCAGTTGCAGCAGAACCCACGATGGTCACATTTGTATTGACAGTCAATGTCAAAGCATATGCAGCCAAAGTAATGACGCTGAAGTCGAATGAATCACCGATTGCCCACTCAGTTGCCAAATCAAGGTTTGCACCTGTTGGCAATTGAATGTCACGGCTTGCTGTAGGTGTAGCAGTGATGATGCCTGTCAACACGTTGGCAGCAGTTGCCACCATCGAACCGCCATCAGCAATGTTGGCTGGCGCACCTTGAGGTTGCCAGTTGCCATTGTTGCTGATGTCAGGAGCAACACCCACAGAGTAGTAAGCGCCCGATGCACCAGCTTGAATAATCACGTTGGTGGCATTGGTAAATGCGCTTGATACATAGGTGGTGTTGTCAACCGTTGTCAACAGGTCATTGGCTTCAGGGAATTGGGGAAACCCAACTTCTTGAAACACTTGTGCTGGCGAAAAGGCTTGAACAGCGATTTTCTCGCCTGCGGGTACTGCAACAGTGGCTGTACCTTGTGCAAAAATTACTTGATAACTCATGATGACTCCTTAGGCTTGATTGAACAGCAAAATACCAGACATTTCTGGCTGCTTATTGACCACACCATACAGGGTGTCCAAGCGATACTTGGTCTTCATGGTGTTGACATCGTACTGCTTCTGCATGACCAGCTCGATGCCCTGATCGGTGGAGGCACGCATCACTGCAACGCCAGCATCAGAGGGAACAGCGTAACGACCAGGCAAAATCTCCAACGCATCTTTCTGCCAGAAGCAGTTGATAGGTGCAGTGGTCGAGTTCAAACGGGTCATTGTTGCAGAGGCGTTAGGTGTCACGATGCAGTTTTGATACTGCAACTCGGCATCAGTTCCACCTTGTGCGGAAATAATGGGAGGTGTGATAACGCAAGTGGTTGAGTTTGTGATGCTTACCACACGGAAAGTCTTGGCAAAGCCAGTACCTTGCTTAGTGATGTGATGCACAGCCTCAACACCAGAGATTTCAAACGGTGTACCCACTCGCAGATCAGTTGTCGATGTGACAGTGATGGTCTGGAAGCGGTTGTCAACGTTCTGGGTCTCGCCTGTCACTGCGGTAGAAGTGGCAACGGGGACATAGTAGTTGTTTGCCGCAGCCAAGGTAGACATAGTGGTGTTAGAACCAGTACGTGCAGCCAAACGGTTTGCGTAATCCAACTTGTATGTCTCAAAGCCTGCGACCATACCAACGAAAGAACGCTCAAAAGCGGTGTTGGACTTAGTGCCAGCGAAACTACGTGACACAGATGCGCCACCAGTACCACCAGCAATGTTGCCAGCGATGCCGTTGTAGTCACGGCTTGACAAAGCCAAGTAA